TTAACCCATTGGAGAAAACGAATGGGAATATTAAATAAGGATTTAGGAATATATAGGACACCAATGAAACAAGACGACAAGAAAAAATCAAATGTATTCACAGCACTTGCAGACAAAACTAAAACTGCCACAGTAAAAGAATCTGATATTGAAAAAATACAACCCAATCTCAAACAAATAAAATCTGAAGGATGGAGAAAAGCGATAGTTAAGAACAAAGAAAAAACTAACGATAATGTTTTAAGCACACTCCCAAACAGACATACCGGGTATAAAATTTCACAAAACCCCGCAGACTTCACAGACCAAGAAAAATTAAAAGTAAATAAATCTAATCAAAAACGTGTAAACAAAATATTAGGATATTGATATGGAAAAGGACGTATTCGCAGCAATGTTAAATGAAGACGACAAGCAGACCAAAGCTATAAAGGATATGGAAGATCCCGAAGAAGTTAAGGCTGCACTCGAACTACTCGGAGAAAAAATTGATGAAACCCCTAAAGGGGACACTCCATCAAAACCAACAGAACCCGATGAATTTCCCAAAGAGGAGGAGAAGGACACTTCTAAGGTTACAGAAAAAACTGAAGCCGAGAAAAAGATAGAGGTCGAGAAAAAACTTAACGGCGAAGAACCTCCAAAACTTCCTGATGATGAAACTAAATTTCTTTTGACTGATGAGGTGATTGAGAAACAGCCGGAAGAAAATAAAGCCATCCTTGCCAAGTACAAGGGACAGGGTAAAGAAGAATTGGCTCAGGCAGCAGCCAACGCAGTAGCGTTAAAGACTCCGCATTTCAAGGACAACCCAAAAGCGATAGCACTCTTTAAGGAACAGTTCCTTGAAAAGACGGATGATGAGTTAATTAATATCCTTGTCGATACTCAGCGAGAAACAGGAAGGGTAGAGAAACCGGCAGAAGAAAAAAAATCAATCCCGAAAATAGAACTTCCTTCACTTCCCGATGACGATCCTGAAATCCAAAAGGTTCTTGACAAAGAAACCTTAGTACGTCTCAAGGCAAAATATCCTAACCTCCCGGCAGTAGAAAATATGGACGCTGAAGAATATAAGGAATGGCGTAGAGACCTAAACACGGATGAACCGGATAATAAATTCAAAGAAGATTTACAGCAGACAAGAGAAGCGGTAAAGACCGAACTCTCTAAAGTTGTTTACATAAAAAACAACCTGCCAAATCTATTTGAAGAATCTCCTAACGAAGTTCTTCCCTTGCTCACAGAAGCAAACTTGCCAAGACTTAAAGCCCTTAACGACAATCCAATGAGTGTACTTGAACAGGATTTACAAACCGAAATCGAGATAATAAAAAACGGACTCAAGAAATTCGGATTGACTGAACAAGACATAATTGTAGATGGAAAACCTCTCGATCTGACTGTTACAAAAGATGAAACCGGGACACCTTTCAACAAGACCTTAAACGATCTTATTATGGAAGGTAAAACAGCAGACGGAACCCCGATCCCCTCAGGTAAAATCATAGGGACAAGAGGAAAAACCTTCTGGTTAAAGCAAGGTGAATTGGCAAGAAAATTCAAAGAAGAATTTGACGACAAAATTCTTACTGCTTTTGTAAACAAGAAAACTCAAACCGAGAAAGTAGTTAAGGAAAAGATTAAGGATGAAACTTTATTAGAGGCATCCGGGAAAGGTGGCGGAGGAGGCAAGAAAGTTCTTACGGTAGAAGATATTCAGAAAGAACAAGACCCGGTAAAGATGCAGAAGATATTAGCCGATTTAGAAAAAAATTAAATCAAAAAAAATAAGGAGTTTATAAAATAATGGGAACATTTAATAAAGACGTTGCTTTGTATCGTACTGCGTTACAGCAGAACTTTACATTGCACGAATGGCATCAAATCCCTGTTTGGGGTGATTTGATGGGTTATCCCGGAGGTAAAAACCAATTTGGTTATCCTACCTCAATTCCCTTTGGCGCAATAAGATCAAGAAATGTTGCTCCAGTTGGAAATGTAATTGAAGTAATGTTGGACTGGTTTCACTTAGGCGGTTGGGATATGGACATCCCTGTATTGTTACCACTTGTTGATCTTCCGAAACGAGGCGATGAACAAGCTAAAGGTTCTGGTGAGGACAGGAGATGGGTTTATCGTAAAGCCTGGTTCACTCAGGTAAGAAAAGTTCTTAAGGTTAGCGATGGTTCTTACGGTGAAATGGCAATCAATCCACAACTAATTAAACAGTTGCTCAGTAGAGTTACAACTGATCTTGAAAAATATAATATGGATATGCGACTTCATGCACCTTACCAGGCAATCTATAAAGGATATGACGATAACTTACTCGGTACTGCCGAATTAGCTGCTGACATATCTCAGAAATCTCATCCAAACTTCTTCATAGAAGGATATGGAAAAGTAACCTACAATGCAGACAATAATGTTTATGAAACTGCAATTGCAGCGTTACTTGCAAATCTTGGAGTGGGTGATGAATTCACAATGTCAACTTTAAGAAAAGCAAAGATGGCAGCAAACGAACTTACTATCGGTTATCCAACTATCACGGTTATGGGAAAACCAATTACCGGAGTCTGTATTTGTAATGATAGACAGTTCGCTCAACTTGTGGAAGATCCATTGTTCGAGAAAGTTCACGTAGCACTTATCACAAAGGACGGCGATAAAGCACCTTTGTTTGATGGAGCTTATGAGGCGCATTTGGTAGAAGGAACTTTAGTACTGGTTGACGTTAATAATCCCGGTATTTGGTTAAGTACAGATACAGATTATGATTCAACGAGAGGAGTCATAAATTACGGAAACGTAAATCCGATAAAGAACCCTATCCATAATTCAGACATCAAGTGTGCAATTTATCTCGGTGCATCTGCTTTATTGTGTGCAAGTTCAAAGAAACGCAGAATGGAAGATGAAGTTGACGACTTTGGAAACGTCAAGGAAACAGCATCCATATCAGCATTTGGTTACACCAGAGCAGACAACTCTAACAGAGACAGAAAAGTTGCAACAGCAGATTTCAAACCAAACACAAGCGGACTTTTAATTGCAACATACACACCGCAGAATATAGCATGGTCAACTGGTTCAACAAGTTCATAAGTTAATTTCTCCCGACTTATCGGGAGAAGGTTTTAAGTTAATTTTTATTAAATAAATAGGAGAAATAAAATGAGTGGTATAGGTTTAAGAGCAGGTTGGTCACATCCCTATGTAGGGGATCGTCCAAGAGAAATTTTGGGATTAACCGAAGCTCAGGAAGCAACCCTTAGTCAATTCATAGGATTTACCGGGAAAGACGTTAATGGTGATCCTGTTGAACAGTTCTTTATTACTTATGATGAAGATAGCGCACCAACGCTAACTGATTATGCAGAGACACCAATCGGGACAATCATATTGACACCGAAGTTGGCGAATGTTGCGTTTTATCAACATCAAGCACAATCAACCCCTGCCGTAGTGGGTGATTGGGCTTCAGTCGCCAAGACAACGGTAACATAAATTATTCAGAAATATTATTAACCCTGCCCTTAACCGGGCAGGTTATTTATTAGAAATAAAGAAAGAGTACAGATATGGCAAAGATAATTTCCAAAACAACAACAACATTAAAGATACCTCCAAACTTCAAAGGGTTGACAGGCAAACAATGGCTTGTTATAGACTTTGAAGCAGACACACCAACAGAAGTGCCCGACAATGTTGCCGCATATTATGTAAAGAGTTGGTCCAACAAGTTCAGATATGCAAAGGAAGAAGTCCAGATTTCTCCTCTTGGAAACGAAGGGAACAAAAACAACACTCCTCCACCTCCGGAAGAATTTGAACCAATAAAATTCCTTGAGCAGAACTATGACAGAATTGAAGATGCAGTAAACGAACTCACAGACAGGAAACAAATACTTAAGTTGTGTGAAAGTTTACACTTCAAGGGATATCACACTCAAAAAACTGACAGACTGAAAGAAAGAATCATTAACGATATTGAAGTAAAGAAAAAACAAGAAGAAGAAATTAAAATGAACAAAGGGGCTGTTGATTGAGAAGCCTTGATTTAATAGGTCGTGTATTACGCAATCTTCGGAGGCATAACATTACAACCTCTGAGGCTTTGGATGAAGACGTACTTGACGAACTTAACCAGGGACAGAACCAGATCATCTCTGAGATAAACACAGACAAGTCAGTAACAATCACACTATTGGAAGGGATTGATAGTTATGCACTAACAACGGATGAGGAGACCGAAACTGAGGAGACAACTACTATGAAAGAATTTGTAAACTATGATCTTATCGGAACAAAGAACGGAGTAAATAGAGTCTTTACATTCCCGACAATGCCGGATCAGGGACACGCTATTATGGTATTCCTAAATGGGGTTAAGCTCAATCGGGATGTAGAATATGTGATAACGTGGGAATCAACCTCAGCTTACATCACCTTGCTTGACACTATCACAACACCGCCTAATTATGATTATGATGCTTTAGTAGGTGATTACATCGATGCAAATTATTTTGAGGAAGCAGCATAATGAAAAAGATATTATTATTTCTGATAATAAGTACAATATTTATTGTTAATGGGTATGCACAAAATGTAAACATATCGCAGGTTAGACACTTACAAGATTCGCTATTGAACAAACCAACTAAGGCTATGGCAGATACAAAATATCTCGCTAAATCAGCTTTTGCAGATTCATTTGCTAATAATATGAACCGTACAAGCATAGCACAAATTAAAGAAGTTTCTGAATACGAACCTGTGATCCAGGATAGTTCAATGCTTCTCTACAACTCAGGCACTTGGAGTATATTTGACTTAGGACAGGCGTTAGTTGCACTTGCTCAGAATACGGTAACAATAACTTACCCTGATGCAAACACGATAGATTTTAATAATAACGACCAGATTTTACTTGAACAGACAACATTAGCAATAAATGGGAATAATGAATTATCAGTTGTGGACTTAAGTGCTTTCATAAAAACAGGCATAGATTCAATCCGTTACGGTGTGGATAGCGTTGTGGTTCCTCACGGAGTTGGAAGCGCACCTTCTTTTGTAAGCATACAATTGATGTCAGATGGATTTGGATTTAGGACCTGGGTGAATGTAATAGGTGCAACTACATTCTCAGTTAAACGAAACAGTTCGGTGTACATAGAAACACCTTCAACTTATATAAAGTTTAGATGGTTAGCATACAAATAATTAAGGATGTAAAATGAAAAAAATACTTTTGATAATATTATTATTGGCAGGGATGAGTTATCCGCAATATGGAATTAAGCCTAAACTTGATTCAACAATCACAACGGTTGAAGGTAACACAGATGCTATTATACAAATACAAAATGGTACTATAACATCAAATAACATATATACTAAAGATCAGGTAGATGGTCTTATAGCAACCTTACGGCAGGAGTTGAAAGATTCTATCGCCTCATTAAGAGAACTGATAGATGGTGTTATCCCGATCTTTCCTTATGCACCTTATAATTTAGATACAACTAAGGTTGAGACTAATTTTATTGCTATTAGTTGGGACGATTCAACGACTTCTCCTGACAGCTTTTTAATTGAATATGCGAATTTACAATATGACCCAATAACACCTACTCATGCCGTTTGGGGATATTCCACCAATAAAACCGATACAATATCAGGACTTATAGTTGCTACTCCATATTCAATAAGGGTAAGGACAATTAAAGCTGGTTCAGAATCAGCAGTATCAAATGTTTTAACGGTTACAACAGACGCAGAAGTCCCGCCCCCGGCAGGTGGTGGTGGTGAGACTTATCTATATGTTTCTGCAAGTGCGACAGGCACAGGAGATGGTTCGGTTGGTAATCCCTATACACTATCTCAAGCAAGAAATATTGTAACTGGGGATGATACAGTAATATTAGCTCCTGGATATTATGATGTACCGAATCTTCCATCGCAAGACGTAATTATCTTTTCGAGAAGTGGGACATCTGGGCATAGAATTGTATGGAGAGGGACTATCGCAGACGATGCAGCTTATTGGGCTGATAGTGCAGCAGACTTTAGCGAAACGTCTACGGTAATAAGATGCTATGGGCAATATCAAGATAAAGCCATAATCTTATCAGGCGATTACCAGACGTTTGAAAATATAATTATGTACACAGCTACATCTAATAATAGAGGGCTTGTAGAATTACATACTAATAATATTCTTGATTCAGTTGTGGTTATGCAAAACGAAAGTGGACTTTTAACTTCTGACCATACCATTCGTTCTGATCCTGGCGCAGACAATATTATAATGAGATATTGCAGATTATGGGGTAGTAATAAAACTGGTATCTGGATAGAATCTGGTAATAGTGATCCTTGTAATAATTTACTAATAGAGAATTGCATAATAGAAGGTATTGATAACCATTACCCAATTCAGATAATGCCTACAACAAACGTATCTGCTTATCCTAATGGTATAAGTGATAATGCTATTGTTAGAAATAACTTATTTGAATCTACCTACGCTAGTCAAGGTGGAGTATATGTAAGACACGCTAAGAACTTTCAAATCTATAATAATGTTTTCTTAGGTGAATCTTATCCCCTAATTATGGAATATCAACCAATTTACTTAGATACAATAGATGGAGAAAAGGCTATCGTTGCACACAATACATCTATCATAAGTATTCCAAATGGTACTAATTATAGTTTGCATTTTCCAAGAGGTGTAAACTCGATAGACTATGTAAATAACTTATTTTATTCTGCTTCTGGTTTTACTTATTTATACCGTAGTAGTTTATCTACAAATGGTGGCACTTACTCAACAGCACGTTCACAAATTGATTATAACCTTTATTACAGTCCATTAGAAAATATTAACAACGGAAATACAAGAGCAGTATCTTGGGATGGTACAAGCAGGAATTGGACTACTTGGTTATCTGCGACAGGACACGATGCCAATACGATAATAGATGATAACCCTGATTTTACAGGCTCAATTACTTATGATGCGACTAAAACATCAGCGTTAAATTATCAGTTGCAATTAGGTAGCCCGGCGATAGATGCTGGACTTACTATTTCAATTGCTAATGGTTACATAGTAGATATTAACACAGACTTTTTAGGTAATCCCAGAGACGCAACCCCTGACATTGGTGCATTTGAATATGTTGGTGGCGGACTTGGATATAATAGTTGGAAAAAAATTCAATATTTAATAAATAAAGTTAAGGGAAGCTCAACCCCTGTTTCTAATATCCCTTACACCATAATGGAAACAAATGAATTATAATATGAAAACACTAATCTTTGGCATAGCCACAGGCTTTCTTTTACTAACATCATTTGCATATCCGCAGAGTAAAATGCATTTGTTGTTTGATGATGAATTTATTTCTGTTGACCAATATGGAGCAGTTGGTGATGGGGTAACTGATGACTATCAAGCAATACAGGACGCAATAGATGCACAAAAGAACGTGGTATTTAATAGTGGGAAAACTTATCTGGTTTCACAACCAATTTATTTAAGGGCTAATTCTAATTATAAAATAAATGGCAACATAAAAATAATGGATGGGGATTCATCGGCTTTAATTGTTGATGCAACTGTTGGACAAGATACATTTATAGTAGCCGAACCTGAGAAATTCGCAGTTGGACAATGGGTAGCTGTTTCTGATACACAAACCATTCTTACTAAAATGTATGTAAGAGCAGCTTGGCGAGCTTTCACTTCAAAAATTATAGAAATATCTGGTGATACATTAGTGCTAAATGCTTCTGCTTATCCAACACACGATTATCTTGTGTCTAAAAATGCTATGGTATCACACTGCCAAAGTATAATTATAGCAGAAGGGATTGAGAATGTACGCATTTTCGGTAACGGCACTATACTTGGTAATAGAGATAACCAAAAACAAGTGTGGCCGTGGGATTTTTTGGTTAAAGAAGAAAAGCGGGCAGGTGTTGGTATTTGTGTCACTTCTTGCGATAATGTTACTATTGAAGGCTTAACTGTAAGAGATGCCTTATTACACAACATTTCCGTTAGTGCTGTTTTAGATTCTGTTTTTTCAAGCAACATAAGATTAAATAATATTACTGCAATACACGCACACGATAAAAATATAATTATCAAAAGAACAAATAATTCTTGGGTAACAAATACCTTTTGTGATTCTGCAACTTGGGAAGATGGATTAATTTATTATTTAGGTGATTCCAATGCTGTTGTTTCAAATGTTACACTTACAAATAATAATAGAAGCGGATTTTGTTGGAACTCAATTACAAGCCAATATTTAACTGCGGATCATATAACAACATCTGGGAATGGTTATGCAGGTGTATCCGTTAATGCAAAATATGCAACGTTATCTTATCTAACTATGGATGACCCTTTAAGTATCGCAACCTATACTCCTTATGACATTGTATTAAATAATGTAACAATTACAGGAGCAGATGGGACTTCCCCGCCTGTGGTAGATATTGGAGGGGCAAAACGAGTTACGCTAAATAATCTTATAATGACTGGATGTACTAACGATGGGATAAGAACTAATGGTACTAATGAAGATATAATATTTAATGGTGGTGGAATTTATAATCATTATGGCAGAGTAAAATCTAACGTTACAGATGATATAACTTTTAATGATTTTGATGGACTTACAGAATATATGTATAACGGCGGGATGGAAATAGATACACTTTGGGCTGGCTCTGGTACAGAAGTAGGTGACACGTTAAGCCAATCAAGCTTGATAAAGCATAGTGGCACTTATTCAAAATATATATCTACAAATTCTTTTGGTGAAGGCGTTCTTAGCCCTTTAGTTTATCTGGATTCAAACAGAGTTTACAATATTAGCTTTTGGATTTATCCTTTAGTTGCAGATAGTTCTATTAAAATAGTTGATCTTTTGAATAGATGGCAAATTGACACTACCTTGTCTTTAACGCTTAACCAGTGGAATGAAATAAACCTAACTGTTAGCGCTACTGTCACCGACTATGATGAGCTTCTGATAAAGGCGGGTGGGGGCTCTGGAACTCCATCAACAAGATTTTATTTAGATGATGTAAGTGTTATAGCAGGAGTTACTTATAGCGGCTCTGAACTTATTACAGCTACAATAGATAGAGGGTTAGAACCTGTCTCTGTTTATCAAAGTGATTTTAGTGTTGATGCAAATGGGTGGACAAATTATACTACGATACCATTAGCGGGAAACATAGATGGTATTTGGGGAGAAGATAATGTTTTAAGAGGTATTCCAAATTCTACAAGTAGTGGGGGCAGATTTTATTATAATAATTTTTTTACAGTGGGCACTAAGTATGCATTTTCATTCAGATACCTCATCCCAGCGGCGAATAATACTTGTGATAATATGAGCCTATATCAAGGTAATATGGTTGAACCCGCCCTCATAACCTTTTTTAACAGTGCGACTAATGTATGGTCGTTACAGAAAGTATCTTTTGTGTCTCTTTACGACGAGGCTATGTTTTCTGTCGCCTGTGTAACAGCCACAACTGATTCTTCTTATTACAAAGATATGGGACTATCCACTATCTCTAATTATACAGCTACTGGTAATCATTCCATAGATACTTCATCGACTTACAAACAAGCTGGAAGTTATTCGGGGAAAATTATTGCCACAGCAGCAGGTAACGGCACAACAAACACAATTTCGTTGGCATCAACAAAGTTTACAGCAGTTACAAGTGGATTAGATTATCGGTTTAAGTTATATGCCTATACCACAACTGCAAACACTACTTTAACTTTTAAGCTGGGTGATATTACTAAGACGGCAATAGTCCCAACAAGCGGTATGAGTGTAATAAACTTTGATTTTGTCGCAACAGCAAGCACAACAGGTAATATTTTGCTTTACTTAGATAAAGCCGCGACTGTCTACACAGATGAACTTTCATTAAAGAGTGGACAATGATAAAACTATCCCTAACACTAATAACAGTAAGTGCTATTGCAAAAGGGTTTTGTGATAGTATAAAAGATAAAAATAAAAAGATAAAAGTATGAGAAAAAACATAGCCTCTGTAAAGGTTGTAAAACTACCAAGCGATTGGACTACAAGTACCAGTGATTTTGGGAATACGCCCTTTTTCGGTTCAGGGTTTAAGGTTATTTCTACTCTTGATTTTATCAATGCTGTTAATGCAAACCCAAACCTAACAGGGAGACCACGAATCGGGACAGTAATAGACAACAGGTTAAAGATATTTCCTGTTCCAACTGCGGATTACGCCGGAGCCGAATTAGAGTTTCTTGTTTACTTAAAATCCGCAACAACAACGATTAGTAAGACAATAGAACCGGAACTACCTGAAGTATTCGATAAGTGCTTGGAGTATTTTGCAACAAGTCAATTTCTTTCAGGGAAAGATCGAGTGCAATGGCAAAGCGATTACAGAAACGAACTAATGAGATTACGCCCGATAGAACACAGAAAGCATTTTAATCTATCACGCCCAGCAATAACAGGATGGAAATAAAAGATGGCGACAAAAAAACTTGACACTCTCTGTACGGAGTTTATCAAAAGAATACCCGATCAACTAAGAGAATCTTTTACTCCGGGAATCGGCGCATTACCTAATGGTTACTTGCTTCCTGCCACTACAATACTTGATTACGTGAATAGGGCTTTATATCAGTTATTTAATAATTTCTGGAAAAGTTCAGGAGGCGATCTCCAAACATTTATGAGAATATTCCCTGAACTTATACAGTTTACTTCAGCAGTAACGCTTGGTTCAGGGAATTATGATATTGCATCTCCATATAAAAATTTTTATAAAATAGTTGGTGCTGTAACTGAGGCGGGCAAATACATTAAAGTAAAAAACGAAGATTTATTTACTGTTTACTTAGCACAGGAATATGGAAATATTGCCCCGACACAAGACGATCCTGCGGTTATACAGGTAAATCAAAGGCTTGCATTTTTTCCACAAAACCTAACAGGAACAATAAGGTTCCACTATATAGCACGACCAGTAAGCCCATTAACAGGAAATGCTTTAGAGCAAAACGGAAGTTACGATTCTCCATTTTTTGAGAGTTGGCACAACGATATAGTTGATATTGCATATATGAAATATTTACAAGAAACAAACGAAACAACCTAAACAACCTAAAGGAGATTTTATCATGGCATATACAACAAATCCACTTGGAAAATTATACACACTAATTACAGTTGTAAACACTATTGTACTTTGGTTAAAAAAAGAGACACAAAAAGAACTCGATCCGGAATTTGTTAAGGTACTTGTAAACCTTTCGGTCATGGATGTTTCTGAAATACTTTCCGGAGCAGGAAGTAGTGATTATAGTAAGGATGTAGATGTAACAGATCAGGCGGGATCATCCACAACAACAATTAAACAGAACGCCACATATACGGAAGCAACAAGAAATGTTAATCTTACAGCACACGGATTAGTTGCTGCTGCTATTGGAAAAAGAATAGCGATCTGGATAGGGACAACGAGGGCAGCAATAGCGGAAATAGAATCAATTATAGATGCAAATAATTTCATAATTACTAAAGCTCTTGGCGGAAATGGAACTGCCAACTATGCAGTATTCCCTTTCCATTCATCCACTACGATAGATTTATCTTCATTCAATATCGCACACGTAACAAAGGTATGGGATTCGGTAAATAATGAGGTAGTAGAGACCGGAGATAAGGAATTCGATAATCTTTACAGGTTCCCGACCAAACAGAACAAAGTTTTTTATAATGTACGTGGACAATATATGCGTCTATATCAAGGGACTGATGTTGCTGCGATTGGTGATTTATTAATGACGTTTAACAGTTATCCTCAGAAGACAGAAGAAGATGATGATACACTCGACATAAGGGATATGTACGTTCCATTAGTGATCTTGAAAGCAAAGAATTTTTGTGTCGAACACTTAGGGTTAACTGCACCGGAATCTCTCACAAACGCAATAGATCAAAAATCAAGAGAGATAAGAGAAAACATTATAAAAGAAAAAGAAATAGCTAATCAAAAGAATCAAGGAAAGATGTCGTAAGAAATTGAAGAATAAAAAAGGGAATCTATGTTCACAATAAAACAATTAGAAATATGGAAGCCAATTAAAGATTATGAAGGATTTTATGAAATCTCGAATTTTGGCAACGTTAAATCTTTAGCAAGAATAACTAACCATTATTGCGGGGGAGAGAAAATTCTTAAAACAAAAAGTAAATCTTCGGCTGGATATAACTTGGCATCATTATATAAAAATGGAGGGGGAAAAACTTTTTCTATCCATCAATTAGTCTGGGATCATTTCGGAGATACTCTAAGAGAGGGTCTTCAAATTGACCATATAGACAATGATAAAACAAATAATTATATAGCAAATTTACAACTATTATCTCAACGAGAAAACGTATCTAAAAAGTGTAAGGAAAAACCAAAATCAAGTGTTCATACGGGAGTTACGTGGCATAAAAAGAATAATAAATGGGGTACTTATTTTTCGATAAAAGAAAAAAGATACCATCTTGGTTATTATGTGGACGAGAATGAAGCCACATTAATGTATAAACAAGCAATAGGAAGTTTAGGAAATGATAGTTCAATCATTATCGGCAGACAGATACCATCATAGCGTTAAGTTAAAGACGCTCGATAAATATGCAGCAGTAAACGGAACCGGATATTGGTTAAAAGTTTTAATTAAATGTTTAGTTAAATTATTATTTAAGCCCGAATATTATAATGGCAAAACAACAATGGGAAGAAATAAACTTAGGTGATGCAGTTGGAATGGCATCAAATCCAGTTTCGCCAGGACAGAAATTTGCCAAACGCCTCCTGAATGTTCACCCGCACGTAAAGCCCGGCGCATTAACACTAAGACCGGGTTACTCATTAAAATACGCTCATCCAACAGATAGCACGATTGACAGTCCATATTTTCTAAACTTTGCGCCCTTCTTCGACAGGCAAGCAGATCCCGAAGGACAGGAAATTATTTGTTTAGTCCAAAAAGGAATTGTAGAACCGTTAGAAGGATCGGGACTATTAAGCGACACAATGCCAGGGTTACAGTATTGGGTAAGACCATATTGGGACGGAAGTAGTTGGGTAGATGATGATTGGCAATGGGTAAACAAAACTATCATTACTAAAATAACTGAAGTTGATGCAACTTATCTTTCACACTTTAAGATATTCGGAGATGCTATACTTAACGGATTAGAGAATGACGCACTTGTGGGCTGGACTATTTATAATAAAACTAAAGATCAATTTGCCAAAGTAATAACAAACAAATTTAACGGCTCAGATTTATGGATAAACACTACTCTTTACAATAATGCATGGGAAGTTGATGATATTTTAATAATCTCAAGGATGTGGATAGATATTGATGCACAGACTGAGCTTTACAATAATGTAACAAGAGAAGATATAGTTTTTCACAGAATCCTTAATGATTTAAGAATAGGATTTGGCGGGAAAGCAAACAGACCAGGAATCGCAATTGGGTATAGAAAGAAATATTTCCAGATAAGCGAAGTTGATTTCACTCCCCCTCTCAATGGCGATATAACAGCAGAAGCAATTGAATTATTTGCAAAGATTGATGGAGTTATGCTTGATACAAATGTTTTGAATAACTTTGATAATTACGGAATCGGATATGCAACTGCGACAGGTGATCTTCCAGCAGCTACTTATTATTTTAGACTTACAGGGATAATAGACGGATATGCTGAACAACTTCTTGCCGAAACTCAAGTAGAACTAACTGATTCAGCTCACTACATTGAGTTATATCCATATATAGTTTTAGGCAGGGAAAATCCAAGAATAACCGGGTTCAAACTTTATAAAAGCACAGACAATATTACGTTTTATAAAATTAAAGAATATGTAGTGAAAACAGACGAGTATTCATCTATTAATTGGAAAATTAACGCTTATGGGAAATTGATTCTTGGGGAGGATATTGAAATCGAATTACATACAGAAAGTAATGCTGCTTCAATAGCTTCAGAAATAAACTCAGAAGGTAGTTGGACTGATCCAGGATTCCCTTTCGTATTTAACACGACCACACCTGGAGCGGGAGGAAGCACATATACTTTGAGGCTTGCAATAGAGGTCGCCTCCTATCCTGCCCCTGATACTTTTCCAGGAACAAGATATCCGATAGATGGATTAAAAAGAAACACAAGCTACAACTTAACAGTATCGTTAAAATATTCAGAACTGGCAGGAGTTGAAGTATATGCTTATTTTGTCGGGGAATCACTTTTAGAAACAGGAAGACCCAAAACAATTTGGACTATTACAAATTCATTTGTGAGTTATTCCAAGACTATCTATACTGGTGAACTTATGGAAGAACCGAAATACTTGGTGATCGGTTCGTGTTTGCAAGAAATAGCGTCATTATACATTGATTTAGTTTCGATAAAGGAGGCGGGATTAATCACCTATACAGGAGAAGAAGATGGTACTGAAATGAAAGATGAGATGGGTTACACCCCAACTTATGATCTGGTTAAAGGATGGGATCAGGCATTAGTATCATTCAACGGAAGGGTTTATTACCTGAATCCTTACCTTGAAAAAAGATATGAAAACTTTCTTGTAGTTTCTCATATTGCTCCCCCTGCTACATTTATGCGGGACATTGCATCATTCAGTAATTTTAGAGAACTTGAAAAGTACGACAGCAACGAGACGTTAGCGATAGAACTTTTACAGAACAGGGAAATACTAATCCTAAAGGATGCCTCAATCACAACAATTGCAGATGATGGACTTATTGGACAGATAAGAGAACCGATTTACGGAATAGGCTGCATATCGAGAGGCTCAGTTGTAAACATAAACGGACTTGTATTTTGGTGTGATGATGATGAAATATTTATGTTAAATATCGGAAGTTCGCTGATTCCCAAACCACTTCTTAAAGAAACGATCAGGGACTTGTATCTCGCAATCACAGACAAGGAAAAAATCTTCGGGACCAGAGGAAAGTTCAACACATACAAGATAAGAATAAACGACAGTAGCCTTAAAACAGAATTCTTATTAACCGAGACAGGTTGGATAGAAGAAAGAAAATACCATTATCCTGAGATTTACAGAGGCGGATTTAACAACAAACTATACTTTATGAATGCCGGGAACATCTATGAAGAATCAGCAGATTATTCACTAAGTGAAACAGATGCGCCATATGGAGGGAGTTCTTAAATGGTTGACGCAGGAAACCCAATATACATAGACATAAAGTCTTCAGAAGTTATGATTAATGAAAATGGAAAGAGTAGTTCAAGATATGTTCTTGGTTATATTTCGGGAGAGTTTTCTAAGAATTTAAGTTTTAGTGATTTATATATTCAAGTATGGTTTAAGCGAGGCGTAGATATGGAATGGGAATCAGTTTTGTTTAAGCTCAACAGCAGGAGTAAGATATTCAGGGCGAAGATTCCGGCAGGGTTATTAGTTGCAACAGTTTGCATAGAAATGTACGGATCGATTACTCCAGACCCAGATGATATAGAGACAGAGGAATTTGAGTTGACAGCGTTCAAACTTTCGGTAAAGGAAATGTCAGTTGGTAAATTTGGCGGTGAGCCTTTGCTGAGAGAAGATAGTCTTCCAGATAGCCCGGTAACTTCATAGAAAGGATAAATTATGATTTACATAGTATTTGCAATTATCTTGTTTATAATAAATTTAGGTTCAAAACTTCTTTGTGATTTGATAAAGTTCAAACCAAAGTTATTTGAGAATGGAGAGGATGATAATTGGTGGTTGGCAACAGGCAAGTACAGGTATGATTTAAGAACAGTTTGGACTAAGGGAGTATTGTCATTTATTAGTGATGGTTGGCATTTTGCAGATGCAGTAAGGAATATGAGTTTTATCCTAACGGTTAATATTGTTTTCTCTTTGGTACTCGGTATAAGTTTATTGTGGTGCATAGTTGGTTACGCAATATTTGGTTTACTATTTAATCTTTTATACAAACTCTGGTAAAGGAAAATTATATGGATACTCTTGACCCAAAATTGAAAGAAATATTGTTAAAACTTCCAGGTGGATTTCTTGCTTGTCAGGAAGAATCTATCAGAAAGCACGAAGAAATTCATAAAAAATTAACAGACTTAAACACGAAGATAGATGAGGCTGTTTACGTTAATCTTGCTAATGGTGATGGTAATCCGATGAAGGTAGCCAATATATTACCAACAATATACAAGGATGTTAAAGACTTAAAAGTTACAACTGAATTTTTAAGAGACTTCCAAAAATTACATAGCATATTCAAGAAATATAAACTCTATTGGATTTTTGCTATAAGTATATTCTCATTGTTAGGGTTTGGGATAAAAGATGTAATAGTAGAAATTCTTAAAGGGGCAGTAAGATAATGGCTGAAAATACCGATAAAAATTATATCCACATAAAAGAATACTTTGAAAAAATAATTGATCTTCGTTTTGATGCGAACAGAAACGAACTAAATGCAAGCAAGGAAGTGTTGAAAAAGGATTTAGATCATTTGAATGCGCTTAGAACTGAGGTATTAACAGATAGATCGGAATTTATTAGGGCAGGTGTTTATAATGCAAAAGTAACTAACGATGATAAATGGCAAAGGGAAATAGATAAAAGATTGACAGTTATTGAAACAAGGTCAATCACTTATCCCGCAGCACTTGCATTATTTTTTATAATCACACAAATAATGTTGTGGGTATTTAGCAAGTGAATTGGATTAAAGAAAACATAAAACTATTTCTATCAATCTTCGGGACTGTAACGGCAGTAGGAGGATTTATAGTAGGAGTTTACGTTACGAGCATGACACTAAAGACAGACTTAGAAAATAACAAATACGCTATCCAGAGGGTAGAAAAAGTATTATCCGAACAGCAAGCGAGCTATGATAAAATGATGTGGTTCTTAATGAATCGCAAGCACGAAAAAATAATAAAAGCAGAAGGAGTTGAGTGATGAGTTTAATAACATTGATAATTGTTTTGGTTGTTGTTGGAGTGATTCTCTGGCTGATTAACAGCTACATTCCAATGCAAGCAACCATTAAGAAAATCTTGAATGCAGTTGTAATTATTGTAGTAATTTTGTGGTTATTGTCCGCATTCGGAGTAATTGGAAGTTTAGACACAATAAGAATTGGTCGTTAATTAAATAAAAGGAGTTGAGTAATGGATACTGCAAAAATAATTTATATGTATGTGCTGGGCGCAATCCTGGTTCTTGGATTTATAACCTTACTTGCAATTTTAATATTTGTACCAATACCGGAAACTAATAACGAGTTGCTTTATTTGGCAATAGGTTCTTACCTAACCTTTGTTGGTTCGGTAGTTGGATATTTCTTTGGAACATCCAAGAGTTCAAGTGATAAGGACAAAGTAATTTCAGAGCAATTGAAGAAAACCGATGTATAACCGAGAAACATTCTTTAATACTTATCGTACTGCCTTTGGTAAACTCACCCAAAAGCAAGTTGAGGGATTGGATTTCCTTTTAACAAAGTTAGAACAATCCACAAAAATTGACACGAACGCCAAACGCTCGTATGTGCTTGCTACGATCAAGTGGGAGACCGCAGACACATTTCAACCAGTTACAGAATACGGATCACAGAAATATCTAAAGAGTAAGAGATATTATCCTTTCATCGGGAGAGGGTATATCCAACTTACGTGGAAAGAAAATTACAGAAAATTTGGAGTTGCTCTTAAACTTGATCTTGTAAACAATCCTGAACTTGCGAACGAACCAGAGAATGCCTGGAAGATTCTTGAGGAAGGAATGACGGATGATCTCAGCGTACAAGATCCCGACTTCACTTCGTACACACTTGAGGATTTCTTCAAAGGTGATCGATATGATTTTATGGAGGCGAGAAAAATAATCAATCCCAAAGATTTTAAGAGTTACAAACCAATTGCAGAGATGGCAGAAAAGTTCTACAAATGTTTGAATGAAAGTAAAGAGGATGATGTATGAAAACTATACCCTACATAATGATAATTGTTCTTATCGGATTATTGATGTACTCTCATTTCACAAAACCGGAAACATTACCGCCAGACGAAACAAAGATCAAACAGCTTGAACAGGAAATAGCGGATAGAGATATCAGGATTAATAGTTTGAAGGAAGAAGTAAACCAGTTACTTGAGGAAAACAAAAAGATAGAATATATCATAGTCCAGGAAACCGCCTCTATTGACAGCGCAATTAAGAAGGATTCAACCCAAGCAATACCAGAGTACAGAAAAGCCATATTATTATTTGATTGGCTGCCTGACGGAACGCCCGAACTAACCTTCAGGGAAATCGGGATAGGGACTAAGATCATCACGAAAGCACACGGAATGCAGTTACAGATCAAAAACTATCAAGACGCTTTTGAACTTGTTGAAGAAACAAACAAAAACTATGAAGGCAAAATATCGGGATTAGAAGACCTGATAAAACTAAAAGACATAAGTTCAGAATATTGGCATAATGAATTTAAGAAGACGCAGGGATTTTGGTACGATAGATTTGTGGTTACAGTTGGACCGGGAATTGGATATGGAGACAATAAATTTTCTCCTTTTATTGGAGTGATAGCAGGTGTAAAAATTTGGGGATCGGAATGAGATATAAGTTCCCTAACATACCAGACCTGAACAATGCGCTTGAGTTACTTGAGAAAACAATCAGCGATTACGCAGGGAAGGAAGTAAAAGAACTGCCTCCGATAAATCAGACGGTAGAGGGAACAACTTTTTTCATAAAACAAACAGACGGTGTTTACTTTACATATAGAAAGATCGGGAACAGTTTCAGACAAATGAAAGTTGATTCAAATTCACAGGTTTATTGGGAATAAGATGGTTGCAAGAACGACAATAAGAGAATATGTTGATGAGGTAGGAAATGCAATTATAAACGATGCAGAAGATTCAATCGAAACGACATATTCATCCGACAAAGTGGAGACTTTATTAAGTGGGAAGATTAATACGGATGGAACAATTACAAGTATAATAAAATTAACTCAAGCAGAGTATGATGCACTTACGCCTGTATCAACAACTTTATATATTATAGTAGGATAAAATGGCAGTAGCAGTTAAATCAGGAAATAATATCGTTTGTAATGGAACAGCAGGTACTATAACCTTAGCTCAATTAGTTACAGATATAAATGATACTGCTTGGGTTGAGGATATGGGAAGTGGAGTTTATAGAATTAAATGTCCTGTTGCAAGAACAATATATATTTATCCAAACGTAACATTAGAGATAGGTGAAGATGAGACTTTAGAAATTTATAATACTGTTACGAGTAATGCTGCTTATTGTTTATTCTTATCATATCCAAGTACACTTGCAGGATTACCAAATGGTACATTAAAAATGTTGGCAGGTTCTACACTTGATGGGTTAACTGTTGATAGCACAGCGAATACTTATGGCGTTAATTTTTATTTAGGCGGAGAAACTGATATACAGGGTACTGCCGTTAAAAGAATAACTATAAGTCACACAAGAAATATTACAATAGTTCCTCAAGGCTCTGGATATTATTCAACGAGAGTTTTTGACGGAGATATAATCTTTAACTATGTAGATTTTGATTATCCCTTTGCCAACACATACTTGTTTTTGTTTAGTGTGCACCAAAGAGAAGCAACGATATTGTTAAAAGATATAAGATTATTTAATTCGGGCGCAGTGACAGCGCCAATACTTATGCAAGGTGTATCACATCTAAAAAATTTAGTTATAAATAATATTGGTATTGGAGATTCCCCAGCAACAGGAACTACACGATGGCGGTGGATGATGGGATATACAGGAGGAAAGATTATAAATCAAGTTTTTGAAGCAAACAAATGGTATGCAGGTTATTCAATCCAACCATCTGTGAATATGATTATGCCTGTATATTTTCCTACATTGTCTGGCGCTTATACTAAGAAGAAATATGGGCAGATGTATATGATTTTCGATACAATGACAATGAATGATCAGGGATATGCTTTTTATGGATATTTACAAAATGACGCCACAATAGTATTAAAAGATTGTACCTTTAACGCAACATTGAGAACTTGGCTTCTTTATACAGATGCAAAAATTATTTGGTGGAATAGTAGCGTGGCGTTGCCATTCAATGTTTCTAATGCAGGAGATAATGCAGGCGCATATTTAGTAGTATTTGGATTATACTTAACTATTACAGATATGAACGATAACCCGATTGAAAATGCTACCGTAATAATTAAGCAGAAAGATGATAGAGAAACGTTTATATTTTTTACAGATGTAAACGGACAACTTATTGACCTTTATGATTATCACGTATGCTTATGCACTAATAGATTTAAGAATATGTCAGTTGATGAATATTGGAGTGACGCAAGCAACTCAACATATCACACAGTAACAGTATTAAAAGAAGGGTACAAGTCTGAAACATTTAATGTAGTAATGGATCAGGATAGAACACAAACAGTACAATTAAGACCGCTAACTAAAATGTATTTAGGCAGTACAGAATTAACAGCAATAGGATTAGGATAGATTTCCAATATGGTAGTTAGAGATTACAGACCAGAAGATCACGAAGCAGTAAAGGCACTTGCAGAAAAGCACAAATTAAATATGCCAGGTGAGGGGAAACTGATAGTAGTAGAAACCAATAGCGGGAAGATAGAAGGGTTTGCAAACATAAGGGCAGTATTTATGATTGAGCCTTTGGTATGCGAGAATCCATTGATGGCAGATAAGCTCTGGACGTATATCTCAGAAAAATCGAGAAAAGGAAATGTGAAAATATTGAGATGTTTTATCGAACAAAAACATAGTAAATTGCTAACGAAGATCGGGTTTTATAGAATATTTAAGAAGCACCATATTTATGAAATAAACTTTTACAATAACAAAGGACAAATAAAATGAAAACGATTTTAATAATGGCAATGTGTTTACTCTCCTTCTCGCTTATGGCACAGACAAGAGGATTTGATCTTGACGACTACCGGACTATTTGGTATGACAGTTTATACAGCGCACAGAAATCAAAAACAACCGATCTTGCAATGAAATATCCCAGCCTTTCAATAATCTTCGTAAACAAATCAGCGACAATAACAGATACAGTTCAACTATTCTCAGTTACGAAGGGATATAAAAAAACCATACCACATAATGCTGTTGATTTTTCAATCTCAGCGATGTGGTTAAAAAATTCAGCAGGGGAAAGCATAGCTTCCGATGGAGTGATAACAATTGCACCGAGTACGACAAAAGAATATGTGATAGTAAATTTTGCAGTACAACTAATAGAGACCAGGCTATTAAATACAAACGTAAATGCAAAAGCATACTACTATATGAAAGGCGTTAAAGACGTACCGGATTAATTATAAGTGTATTGATAAGAATAAATTTTTATTAAGAACGAGGTGATATTATGGCTGGAAAATCAGATCAAGAAGAAGCTGCCGAAGGTCTTTACGGAGAAATAGGCGGGTTAAATCCTAACGTAGAGAACCGATGGAAAGGTTATCGAAATCCGTATGGCTTTGGAGACGTTGAGAAGAAAGTTAATGACACATACTCAAATTACGAGGATATGATTAATCGTGATACCTCCGAAGAAATAGCGAAACAACAGGGAGGCGCAGCATCTTCTTTAGCAAGCAGAGGAATCACAGGCGGAAGTATCTTAACCGACACACAGTCAGGAATCGCAAGCGACATCAACAAAAGCAAAACAAATGCTCTCTCAAATCTTGGTGCAAAGAAATCAGGAATGCTCTCAAGTCTTATGGAGTATTTTAATAATTTGAAGATGGGACAAACACAGGCAGCGACAAATGTTGACTTTGGAAATATGGCAAACTTGTTCCAGAAGTACGGATTAAAGGGAGGTGCATTAGGAGGGCTTTCGGATGATACCTGGCTTGATGATATTCTTGGAGTTGGCAATACCGTAGGGAATCTTATTCCGGGAGGAGGTTAGTCTGAAATGGGAGTTGCAAAATCATTAAGAAAGGCGGGACATCTAAGTCAATTAGGACAGGGTATTAATAACCTTGAAGCAATTCTTGAAGAAAACCGAAAGAAGAAAGAGCGAGAACAACTCTACAATAACGTTGTTGGATTAGTTAATAAGTACCAGGAAGGACTAAAATCCGCAACAAATCAAGATGTTGCATTAAAAGAAGGTGGGAAGGTAAATAATGTATTATCATCAGAAACTTTTAGCGGTCAAAGATTAGGCGGAGGAAAACCAACAGGGATGGGCTTAGACGTAAATCTTCCTGAAAACACACAACAGGTACAGCAGAATATGGCTCCGGTTCCTCCCGAAACACAGACCAGACAAATCAGTCCGCAAGAAAAGTTTAAGAATGCAGAAACTATATATAGTGATTTTGAAAACGCTATAATTCCTATACTCACAAACCCAAATGTAGGTGAGGAAGACATATCAAGATTAAATATATTTAGAACTATTGCAGAAAAGCAGAAAGAAAAGTTTAGACCGAAAGAACGAAAAATCGGAACATTCAATCCTGAATATGATGTTGTTGATGAAACAACAGGAGAAGTATTAAGAAAGGGAACGCAAAAACAAAAGCCATTTGATGTTGAAGGGAGTATGAAAAACCCAAAGACTAAAACTTATTGGTCTTATAATAAGCAGACAGGAGAATACTTTGACACTCAAGTTCCTTACGATCAAAGCGAAGGAAAATCATCCACAACAAACAATTACGGAAGCGGAGATTATAACTATTCAAATCTTTATTCTAATGTTCAAGAAGGTATAAAAGTTATAAAATCATTAAAGAGTGCCCCAACTGAAGTAAATAAAGAAACAGGGATGATAACTTATTATGAACCTGGAAATAAAGAAGGAAAAGTTTTCGCTAACCAAAAAGAATTTGACACTTATAAAGAAGGCATTAAAAATCAGTATGTAAATGATGCTTATGAATTAGTTATACAAAGAGGGCTTGATAATGCTGCGGGAGGAACATCTACGCCTGTTAAAAAAATAAGAGAAGGATTAAGTAAAGGATTTACATTAGATGGAGCTTTGAAAAAGTTTAAGGAAAACAACCCGGAATTTCCTGAAGAAGACCTAAATATTATGAAAGACTATTTCACTCTATCAAAACTATAAGATGTCAAAACAACCGCAAATATTAAAGTTCAAGGATTTTGATTGGGGGGATAAGCCCGATACCGATACCCTTGTTAAAGATAAACCCAAAGCCTTTAATGATTTTGATTGGGAAGAAAAGAAACCGGAAACAAAAGGCACACCGGAAACAACCGTTCCTCTTTCAACTGAAAGATACAAACCAACAAATGTTTTCGATGCGTTCAATACTACAAATGCAAAATTACCAATTCTTGTTCCAGACAAAGTTCCCGAAGAAAAACCACAGACAAAACAGCCCACAATAAAAGAAGGATTAAGCGGAAGAATACCAGTTCCACAATTTGAAGGATTCGCTCTACCGGAACAAGGCACATTAGATCAAGCGTTATTTAATGTTGCACCTGAGTTTGTTAAGAGACAGCAGGAGAGAGAAGAATTAAGCAATAAATTATGGAAAGGGATACAACAAGGTTCCGAAACAATAGAACCATTATCCGGACAAAGATTAGGTGATCTTAAACTTGAAAATGCACCAATGGGAGAAGTGCGAAACGCTATTGACTTAGTTGTAAATTCAGGATTAAAGATGATACCGGGAACGATTGAGGCATTAGGTTTAATCGCTGATAAAATAGTTCAAAGAGGTCTAAGTCCTCAAATGCGAATTGAAGATTTTATTCCACCTGCACCAACAGTAAGTAAATTTACAGGAGATATTGGAAAAACGGTAAGAGAAGGAATTGACACCTTTGCACCAACAGACCCGAAGATAAAAGGATTCTTTAGTTCTACACTCCCTTCCGCAGTGGGAAGCGGACTTGGATTTTTAGCTGGAGGACTTGGAGGGAAAGCCATAAAACTACCTACCATGTTAAGCACTTTACTATTATCAACATCTCAGGCAGCCGAAGAATATAATAGCGCATTAAAACAGACCGGAGATTATAATAAAGCCTATAATGTTTTTATTGGAAATCTTCCTTTCGCAGCAACCGAAGTTGTTCCATTTGAATTTTTGTTTAAGAGATTAGATAAACTTGGCGGTAGGAAAGGAACGCAATTACTAATTGATATGCTCGTTCAAGGTACGGTTGAGGGTTCGCAAGAAGTAATACAGCAGTTTGGCACTAACCTAAATGCTAAGTTAATCTATGATGCGTCAAGAAGTTTAAGCGAAGGAACATTGGAAGGGGGAGCAGCCGGATTTATTACAGGCATGCTGTTATCAGGCATAGGAAATATTGCGTCAAAGAGACTTGAAGAAGGGAATCTAACGCCAGAAGAAATAAAACATCTTATAAAAACCATTGAGAAAGTAAACTTATCAAAAGCAAAAGTTGAAGCAGAGTTTAAGAACTTTCAAACCGATGCAACCGTAAGAGATTTACTCAATCCAGAAAAAATTAAGACACAGTCGAAAGATTATCTCAAGCAAACCGAACAAGAACCATTACAACCTCCAGCGAGAGATATTGAAAAAGGAACAATCAACATCGAACCGGGAGGATTGGACTTAGGAACGCTTACCGATCTTACACCACAGGAAAGACAAAAGAACGGACTACCACAGACAGAATCTTTTGATAAAGACCTTGAGTTAATAAATGCAGTTGCACAAAAAACAGCAAACGGAATTACTGATCTTACCGAACAGGAAAAAATAATTCAAGAAGTTTATTCAACACAAACAAATGATTTAGTAAAGCAGATAAAAGAATCACCAGAATTCAGACAACAGCAAAGTATTATTCGTCAACAAACAAAACAAAAACAAAAACTTGACACCGATAACTTTGCAGAACTAACCAGACAATTCAAAAACGCACAGCGCAGGAGAGTTCTTGTAGATCCCGGAACACTAACTCAGGGAGTAGAAGGAATAACAACGCCTGAGCTTAAAACAAAAGCAGAAACTTTATTCAAGGAAGCCACAGAATATAATAACAAGTTACAGAAGCGAAACGAATTTACCCTTGAAAATTTAAGCAGAAAGAAATTTGGCACAGAGAGTATTAGCACCTTAGATGAGGAACAACAGCAAGCACTTCTCTCCGAATTTAACGAGATGAAAAAGCAAGGATTCAAAGAGTTCAAAAACATTCAACCAATAACCAAAGGAGGCGGATATGCCATACAAAAGCGACAAGCAGAGGAAATACTTCAACGCCAACCGGAAGAAATTAGGGAACAAGTTAGTGAACGAGTTCAACCAGGAATCGAAGGGATTAGACCTCCCGAAGAAGTCATCTCCGAAGATCAAAAAGAGAAACCCGAAGAAGATGTCAGTAAAGGACAGGGTAAGGAAGAAACTCGGAATGTAAAAGAGGAAGATGATTTCTTTATAGACTTGGAACCAACGGAAGCACAGAAAGAAGCAGGTAACTATAAAAAGGGTCACATTAAAAGAGATGGTTTTGATATATCAATAGAAAATCCGAAAGGTTCTATCCGGTCCGGAAAAGATTCAGATGGCAAAACTTGGGAAACGAAAATAAATAATGATTACGGATATATTAAAGGAACGGTAGGAAAAGATAAAGATCATATTGACGTTTTCCTTTCAGACAATTATCAGGAAGATGCCCCTGTATTCATAGTTAATCAAACCACACCCGAAGGGAAGTTTGATGAGCATAAGGTAATGCTCGGTTTTACTGATAAGGGAGAGGCAGAACAATCCTATATTTCAAACTATGAAAAAGGCAAAGCGAATTATTCTGATATTATAGAAATGCCAATGGATGAATTTAAGCAATGGAGTAAGGACCAGAATTTAACAAAGAAACCCGCAGTTAAACCGACAGAGCTTATTGACGATGAGATGGATGATCTTGTTAATCAGCTTACGGAAGAACCGCCACCGGAACCGCCAAAGAGTGAAGGTAAGCTATCATCTTGGTATGATAAGTTTGAAGAATTAAAATCTAAAAATGATTTGGCAGGGCTTGATAATCTTTATGGCAAAGTAAAGATTGCACTTAATGGAGTTGCACAAGGCAGAAATGCTGTCCCTGAATTTGAAGCATTAAAAAAAGAGATTGAAAGCTATGCAGAAGAAATAAAACCAAAACCTCCTGAGACTAAGATAGAGAAGCAACCAGAAAAAACCCTTCCTGAAGATGCCTTTGCAATCAAACTAAAATCCGGTAAAGTTATTGCAGATAAAGAAGCGGAAAACCACACACAGATCATAGAGAAGAATAACATCAATGAAGATGATGTTGTTGATGTAGGTTTTATTAGTGAAAATAAATTTCTGACCACAAAAGAACTTTCTGAAAAAGTAAAAATGGAAATTGCTGAAGAAAAGAAACCGTATGAAATGACAGATGATGAGTGGTTAGATAAAACAAGATTTTACAGATCAGGCAAAGATAAAATGGTCGAAACTCCCGAAGGAAATAGAGTAATTCTAAAAGCAGAAAACACGCCCTCAAATTATAAAGAAAACAGCAGAGATTTTTTACTAAACATTGTTAGAAAGAGACACATAGCGCAAGCGCTCAAAGAGGGTAAAGATATTCCAGAGGAAGTATTAAAAAATTATTCTGATTTACAGATTAGTGTAGAAAAATCAATTGAGAAACCAGAACCCGATAATAATGCAGTAGCAATCAAAAGAATGCTATCAGAGGGAAAGACGCTTGAACAAATATCTACCGCCCTTAAAATTCCAATCAATGAAATTGAACCGTTATTACCAAAAGAAGAAAAAGAAGCAGTAGAAGAACCCGAACCAGAAAAATCCCCAACGGCAATTGAGACCTCGGAACAAATAATGAGAGATGCTAAGGGTTATCCAATTGCGATAGATGATTATGGAACGGAACACACAATAAAACTTTGGGGTACTCACATTGTAAGAATAAAAACAGAAGACCCAAATGAAATGCGACTTGGCGGAACAGGCTGGGAGTGGTACGGATTCAAGAAGTCCGGCGATATATGGGAGGGATTTGTTCACGGATTTGAGGATGAGTATGGAAGTTTTTCAGAGAGCGAACTAAAAGAAAACGGCGTAACAATCAGGACAGACCCAAAAGATTTACTTGAATTGATGCCTCCGATTGGCTGGAAGTGGAAACAGAAACCCAAAGCCATTCCTATGAGTAAACTTGGGAAGGCTCCGGAGCCAAAACCAAAAGTAGAAAAGAAACCCGAACCTCCATCCATCATTGACGATGAAATGGATGCCCTCATAAACGATATAGATTTCCAACTAAAGAAACCAAAGACCACAGACTATAAAAAAGATATTGGATTCAAAACAGTTACATCAAAACAGAAACCAACATATCAACTTAAACCAGGCGAAAAGATTCCTGCCGACAAACAACTTAAAGCAATCGAGTTAGTAGGAAAGTTCATTGAGAAAGAATTATATCCATTCGATAATATCGTACAGGCAGTAAGACAGAAATACGGAGATGAAAGAACCGAAAGATTACTTCCTGCATTAAAGTCTGGATATTCAGCATACCTATCAAATGCTACCGATGCAGAAACAGAGAAGATGGATAGCTTTGATTATGTAAAGAAATATGCACTTGAGGAAACAAAACCAGAGAAAAAGAATCGTACAACAATCAGACCTGTACTTGCAACAGAGGTAAGAAATCTTCTTATCGACGTAAATAAAATGACACCCGCACAGGCTGATTATAAACTCAAAGGAACCGACATTGAAACTCTTGAGATATGGAAGAAAGAACTTACTGAGCGAGGCAAGGGAGAAACCGGAACAACATTAATTAGCAGACCATTCATCCAGAGAGTAAGAGAAGAAATCAGAAACGGAAATCAACTAACAAAAACACAACTCGAAAAGATTGCTAAAGAATATGACATTACCGATCCAAGCATAGCAAAAGAACAGGCTGAGCTTGCCATTGTTGCTGAAGCAAGAAAGATTATAAACGAAACCCCGAACGAGAAAGAGGCTTACGATAAAGTTGTTGAGATGTACGGCAATCAGCCAAATCTTACTCACAGGACAAACATATCGGTAGAGAACCAACAATACTCAACCCCCGCACCAATATCTTATGTTGCCGGACTTTATGTTGCTGATGGAATCGGTAACGGTGATGTATTGGAACCATCCGCAGGAAACGGAATGTTGGTTATTGCTTTCAATACAAGCCAGGTATATGTAAATGAACTCGATGAAATAAGGAACGCCAATTTAAGACAGACCAAATATGAAGGTATATCAAATGTAGATGCAGAAAAGAACGATAATATTTTCAATAAAAAATTTGATGGAATAATAACCAATCCGCCATTTGGTAGTGTAGAAGAAAAGAAGTTCAACGATTATAAGTTGAATAAACTCGAACACGTTATGGCTGCCAACGCACTAAAACAAATGAGAAATGACGGCAGAGCATCAATCATCATTGGCGGACACAACAGATATGATAATAAAGGAAGATTGCAGAACGACAGGACATTCTTTAATTGGCTATACCATTATTATAACGTAGAGGCGGTATTAAACATTAGCGGTGATCTCTATAAAAAACAAGGTACACAGTTCCCGATCAGACTAATATTAATCAATGGCATAAAGGAAACCCCGCAAGGGGCATCACCTTTATTTGATGCTCAAAGAGACGCTGAGATAAAAGATTTTGAAGATTTGTATAATAGAGTTAAGGAGATACGAGATGGAAATATACTACAACCCGGAGTTGATGCACAACGAAGACCAGGCGGAATTACTGATGTGCGAAACCCCGAAGGGAAAGGAATTCAAGAAGCTGGAAGAACTGAAACCCTTCCTGAAACAGAGGCTAACAAACCTGATAAAGAAAAGCCCGCAGGATCTGGAAAAACTACAACAGTTAGTGAACGACCTTCTGGAAGTGGAGAACCCATATCTGGAAAGCCCGGAGCAATTAGCGGAACTGATACTGGAAAGCCCCCATTACAACCAGGCATTGAGCCAAAACCCAAAGGCGGAGGAAATAGAGAAACTGAGCGAAAAGGAAATGAAGGAGATATTCAATCAGGGTTCGATAGAGAATCTTCTTCAATTACTGCACGAGCAGTTTTAGATTCCGAAAAACCTTACACTCAATACGAATCAGAATCTAAAGGAGTATCGCTTGATACAGTTATTCCCCGCAATATGGATTATGATACCCGCAAAGAACTAAGACGATTAGCAGATGAAGTTGGCGGAATTGATGAATTTGTGAAAGATAAATTAGGTTATGAATCAACTGAGAAATTATTTTCTCATCTCGGAGCTGAACAAATTGATGCAACAGCGATGGCTATCGTTGCTATTGAAAAAGGACAGGGGATGATTATTGGTGATATGACAGGAGTTGGTAAAGGCAGAATTGCAGCAGCAGTCATAAGATATGCAGTAAAAGAAGGATATAAACCAATATTCTTAACGGAGAAAGCCTATCTATTTTCTGATCTTTATAGAGACCTTGTTGATATTGATAGTAAAGAACTCAATCCTTTCATAGTTAATAATCCCGGAGGCAATGAAAGTCCAGATATAGTTGATGAAGATGGTAATGTAATTCATAGAGCCTACATGGGTGTAAAGAAAAATAACGTACTTTCTTCAGGAGACATTGGGAAACACGATTTTATTGTTACGACCTATTCACAATTCAATAGTGAAAAAAGAGGATTGAAAAGAAATTTCATTGAAGAAATGGCTACTGGTAATATTATAATTATGGATGAAAGTCATACTGCAAGTGGAGATTCAAACACAGGTGAATTTTTCTCTCGTATAGTTCAGAAAACAAAAGGAGTAACATTCCTCTCAGCTACATTTGCAAAGAGACCGGATAATATGCCGATCTATGCACTAAAGACAGCCATAAGCGAAGCTAACCTTACGAGAGACGATCTCGTATCAGCGATTGAAAGCGGTGGAGTTGCATTACAGGAAATTCTATCTACTGATATGGTGGAAGCCGGGCAGATGATTAGACGTGAAAAAAGCTATGATGGAATAAGTATAGATTATAAACCATTGGTAGAAAAGAAAGCAGAGCATAGTAAAGTAGTTGATAGCATAACCGATATAATAAGGGACATTATAAATTTCCAGAACGAAAACGTTAAACCGATTATTGATGCAATGGACACAGACGCAGCATCCGAAGGTGAAAGAGTTACTGTTGAACAGGGGACTAATATGGCGGGAGTTGATAATACTCCATTTGCATCTAAGGTATTTAACGTTATAGATCAATTACTATTTTCACTTAAAGCAGATTCCGCAGCAGACGAAGCAATAAGATTGCTTAAAGAAAATAAGAAGCCTGTTATTGCTATAAAAAACACAATGGAATCTTTTCTTAATTATATGGGAGTGCAACCAGGAGACGTTCTTGAAACTACTGACTTCTCGCTTATAATGAGGCGTGGACTTGAAGGGGTAATGAGAATAAGAACGAAAGATGTAACAGGCGAAGGTACTCCGGGAGAATTATCATTAAATGATTTATCAGAAGATGGCAGGAAAGAATATAGAAGAATACTTGATAAGATAAGTCAAACCACATCAGGGATAACAATTTCACCAATAGATCAAATGATTTACAAATTAGAAAAAGAAGGATATAAGGTTGGCGAAATTACAGGAAGGGCGATTACTCTAAAATTCAGGGATGATGGAAAAGCCATTGTTGAGAAACGTACAGAAAGAGGGAAGAAAAAGATTTTAAGAGATTATAATAATGGAACAGTTGATGTAATATTATTAAATGCTTCGGGAGCGACAGGTTCATCAGCGCACTCATCACCAAAGTTTAAGGACCAAAGACAGCGAGTAATGGTAACGGTTCAGATAGAACTTAACATTAATACCGAAATTCAAAAAAGAGGGAGAGTAAACAGAACCGGACAAGTAAATAAACCTGCTTACATTACCTTATCAAGTGCAATTCCGGCTGAACAACGATTGCTCATGATGGCAAAGAAGAAATTAAAATCATTAGATGCCAACGTATCATCAGACCAGAAACAAGCAGGAGAAACATTTGAAGCAAGCGATTTTCTTAATCATTACGGAGACAGGATTGTCGTTGAATATCTGAAAGAGAACCGGGAACTGAATGATATGCTTCTTGATCCTCTCAAGATGAACGAGATGAAAGAAGAAGAATTTGAGAAATTCCAGACTAAAGAAAACGCAGCGCACAAAGTAACCGGCAGAGTAGCAATACTTCCTACGCAATTACAGGAAGAATTTTACAGCGAAATGGAACACAGGTATAATGATTTTATAGAATATGTTGATTCAGTTGGTGAAAATGATCTGGAAGTAAAGACATTTAGATATGATGCTGTAACAATTACAAGCAGAATGTTAGTCGCCGGGAAAGGCGGATTTAGCCCATTTGGTAGAGATTCAATTGTTGAGAATACTGAAGTAAACGTATTGAAGAAACCTTTTAAGATTGAAAAGATTAATGAATTACAGGATAAGTATTTAGAAGGGACAGGAAAGAAAGAAAGAAAATCCAAGTTACAATCAGACTTCAAATCATTTTGGGATGAATGGGTAAAGACACATCTCGACAGGAAAAAAGAAGTGATTGCAAAAGATTTCAAGATTAGTATTGAAGATGTCAATTCACATCTCAAAGGCGGACTATCAATCGAAGATATGGAAAAACGATTTCCTCATTTAATTGGCAAATCGGGATTTATTGAAAGAGAATTTACAAAATATCAAGAACTCTATAATAAATTGTTTTATCAAGGTGAGTTTGTTGCTAATAATATCTTAGGCAGATATGATATTGGCAGGGTCTATAAAACTCCTCTTGTAAGAGATCAAGTTGCGCCAATATATTCAAATGGAATTTTCTTAGGTTGGGAAGTAAATACTAAGAGAAAAAATCCGTATGCGCCAAGTGCAATCAGACTAAGATTTGCAGTAGCAGATTCAAGACAGATGGTTATTATACCAGGTTCACAAAGAGATTGGCTGAACGATCTATCGAGTGAAACTTACAGCAGACTTGAAGCATGGCAGGAAAAAGACATTGTTGAAAATTGGGATAATTCTTTACCAGACAGTCGAAGGGAAATGAAACCGATTGTAACCGGCAACGTCCTCCAGGCGATGAAGGATGTAAAGGGCGGTCAACTTGTTACCTACACTACTAAAGAAGGTGGACTAAAAAGAGGAATACTTCTAAAGGATAGTAAAGCAATTTCAAGCGGTGAAGTAAGAGTACCTATTAAGAGAGCAAAAAAATTCATTCAACAAATAGGATTAGGAGATTTCATTGAGAGTGCCTCCGGTGATTTAGCTCTTATTAATGACAGTAATAAATATTGGTTAATCGAAGTACCGGCAAGTAAACAAAAAGGCGGAAAATATTATCTTGATGAAGGTCTAAGGAAACTTGTTGCGGATGGCAGATTCGATAAAGTGGGTGACAGGATGAGAGGCAATGTACTAAAGAAAAACCTCGATGCACTTATAGATTTACTTCAGGATGATTTTGGAATCAGTGTAAGACTATCACAGAAAGACATCAAGAAAATAACCGATGATGATATTTCATTTCAATTAAAGGGCGGGAAAGTTTACAAGGATGATTTTAATAATGATATCCCTGCCAGGTTCAGCAAGATTCACGAATACAAATTAGGACACCCAAGATTAAAGAACACAAAGATTGAAGTTGTAGAACCAAAAACAGTATATTGGACCAGAGAAACAATAGAATCAACTGGTTATACGCCAGAATTATTAGAATTAGAATTATTAAAAAAAGGAGATTTTGGTTATGAAGAAGGAAAAGAAAAGTACGCCGTTGCAATTACAGGGTATCACAGGAGTAATCCTGAACAAGCCGGGTCATCCATCACCGTCAGTAGCAGAGCGACTCGCAGCGCATATACCGAAGAACTTATCCATACAATCGTTAAGGGACTTGAAAAAGAAAGTCCACGCCTCTTACGAAAAATCACAGATTGGGAATCAGGACTAAGAGAACAAGCGAAAGAACTTGGAATAGATATCCCGCAGGAGGGAGAAACCTTCGCTCAAGCTATGGTATTCTCTCATCTTGGATATGCTGACGAACAACCTAACGTTGCAGAAGTATATGAAATCCCAAAAGACATCCTTGATGAATTTACTGCAATCCTTAATGAAGGGAAGGTATCTTCAGACGTACTAAGGGGAGGATCTCAAAGAGGAGCGATCAGACTACCTTCCGGTAAAATCGATAATTCACTACATATTTTCAGAAACAAAAAACGAAACACAGCATTACAATTAGTCTCTCCCGAAAATAAAAGATTAAACAAGGGGAGAGAAACTTACGTTAAATTAAAATCTGAACTTGGAGAAAAAGCAGACGTTTATTTGAAATGGTTAAAGGATATGAGGCAGGAATATGGAAAGGACTTTGATCGGGATAGAAAAGTATGGAAACAAATAAAAGATGCTTCGTTCCAACTAAAACCTGCACAGACAGGAAAGATCGAGGTTGACAACGAATTTATTGAGAGAGCAAAGAAACATTTTGGAGTGACTGATAATTATAAAGTTGCAGGTTGGATAACCACAGATGGAAGTATGCTGGACTTTAGCGACAAATCATCCGGAGGACAATCAAAATTCAGGACACAAGGACACGAAGAAATAGGCAAGTTTGAGAAGGATAAAACTCATTATAATAAATACTCATTTAACGAGATGGGTAACATTAGGGTGATATCCTTACTTTGGGATAATGGTATAGAGATTGCTCAACCCCCGACAACAGCGCAGAAAGAAATAATTAAGAAAATAGTTGCGGATCTTGATGGGAATATGAATGTTGAGATCAGACCGGATTCAGATAATCCTTTTTACAAGGTATATAGAAAGGGAACTACACCTGAAGAAATACTTGGGGACATATCAGATTACTTTGCAGGAAAGATAAGAAGACCGAGTTCTCTCTCACAATTTAGGGCATCATATCAGTTAAAGAAACCGCAAACAGGCACACCAGAGTTTAAGAAGTGGTTTGGCGATAGTAAGGTAGTTGATGAAAACGGAAAGCCATTAGTCGTTTATCATGGTACGCCTGATGCAAGTTTTACAGAGTTCAAATCAGAATACAAAGGAACAAGAACTAACCATAATCCTGAAGATGTTGGATTCCATTTCACAAATGATCCTGCTTTATCAGACGCATATTCTAAGGCATATCTGGTAGAGAGTTATACGATTTATAAGAAAATGTTCCCGGAAGACACTCCAACTGCTTTATTGAATGATATGGGAACTGCACCAGGTACATATCCTATTTATTTATCAATTCAAAATCCATTAGTAGTTGATGTTTCTAAACAAATTAATAAAAGTCTTATTGACCAAGCAAAAGCCGATGGGTATGATGGTATTATTGCGGGTGCTGGTAAAAATAAAAACGAATATGTAGCCTTCAAACCGACACAGATTAAATCCGCAATAGCAAACAGAGGAACATTTAACGTTGATAATCCCAATATCAGTTATCAACTAAAGAAACCCAAGAGAGATAAAGCAGAAAGATTCTCAGGAAAGAAATTTGAGACCGAACTCGCAAGAGAACAAGGAAGGGAACCCGAGACCGGAGAGGGAAACATTGTTGACTTTGGCGCAGGATTAGGGCAGGTATTTACTGTAACGGCGGATAAGATCACAGACTTTGTTCGCAACCAACAAATTGAAAAAGAATTAGGCATATACGATCCAAAGCTCAGGGCATTTTACAGGGAATTTCTAACCGCACCTGTATTTTTCTTTGATAAAGAACCTCAACTAAAGAGATTTTGGGATATTGTAGATAGGCACTATGTAAGAAATATTAACGAAGAAATTGCAATACTGACAGAGGATAAATGGTTAAGTGGAAAAGGATGGAGAGACCTAAAAGATATTCAGAAAAAAGAATTCCTTTCTGCACTCGAAGAATACGAACAGATGCAATATGAACTCCAAAGAGATGAGGGAGCAACAGAACTTCTCGATTGGGCTGATTTTGCTGATGAATACGCACTAACGCCGGATGTAACAAGATTCCTTTTTGATGTTTATAAGCCAACAATTGAAACCGCTCTCGATATGGTAAAGGATGTTGACAGGTACAAGATCATCAACGAAACAAAAGTTAATCCATACCTTGAAAACTATTACGATGCCAAAGCAGCAAAAGCAAAACAAGCCTTAATAGATTCAGAGTTAGAAAAAGGGAAAGATGAATTCTTTAATGACGACCCTAACGCCGAAGCTCTTTATGAAAACGAACTATTAAAAATGCCACAGGGGAAAGTTGATGTAGTAAAAGCACTCGAATTAGCATGGGGAAACAACCCACAGTTGCGGGAAACACTCGCGGAAGTATTAATTGATAAAAAGTATGAAAAGATAGATGGCAAAGCATACTTTACTTCATCAAGATTAGAGAAAGAATATTTTCTTAATGCAAACAGGAAAACCACACCGGAGGAAAAACTTCTTGAAGGGAAAATGGATGATAGATATTTCACCACAAATGATAGTCTGACAAAACTAAAGGCACTCCGGGTAGAACTTGAAGCGGAAGGTTATACGATAAGAGATAAAGATATAGGGAAGTTTGCGGATGCACAGGAAGAAATATTACAGAATGCAATAACTCAGGAAGATGTTCTTGATCTTGCGATCTCAGCCGGAGTAGATCAGGACAATCCAATACTTGAAAGACTTGTTAAAACAATTCAGGCAAAAGGATTCAGCAGACATTTCATCCCTAAGAGATTTATTCCCGGATTTGAATACACGACAGAGAATTTTGAGGAGGCTATATATAAGTATATTAATTCCGTACCTTTCTATAAGAACAGAACAATTGGCGGTAAAGAACTTGAGAAGACGATGAGCCAGTTAAAAGCTCAGGGAATACTTGATCCGAAATCAGCAAACAACAGGTATATCCAAGACCTCAGAACTAAGATTGAGGGCAGGGATGTAAAGTTATCAACCGCATTAAGGGCAGTTGCATCAACCTATTATCTTGCATTATCACCCGCTTATCTATCACAACAGATCGTACAGCCATTAAATACGCTATTGCCATTGTTACCAGTGGTAGCAAAAGAATTAGGATTAAAAGCAATTGAAGCCGAGAAAGCATTTGGAGAATCATTATACTCATCACTTGGATATTGGGCTTGGAAGGTTTACGACAAAACGCACAGAGTATTAGGCAGACCAACAAACGCCACGTTTGGGTTAGATAGAGAATTTCTCTCAGTGATAAGATCACTCGAAAGGCAAGGAGTTGGAAAACCATTAAGAGCGATGGAATTAGCAGGACAGAAAGTTGATCCTAAGAAGTATTATGCTTCCGACATATTAACTCAATCTACAAAAATGACAAAATGGTTAGCTACAATAGCAGGAATACCGGGCATTGTAATTGAAGATTTTACCAGAACAATAGGAATAAGAGCATTTTACACTTTAGGTAAAAAAGCTGGACTGAAGGGAGATAAATTAGAGGACTTTATCTCAACGAATATAGCCAAGTCTTATGGTCCGGCATCAGGAAGATTAGCAAAACCTCCGGGATATTATATTGCAGGTGAGGGAAGAATGAAGCCGATGAAAGAGGTTGCACAATCGACAATAGAATCCTGGTTGACATTTAAGAACTTTGCATTTATGAATTTCGGACAATGGGGAAAAATATGGAGAGCATTAAGAAACAATACTATGTTCAGACCAATAGCTTACAAATTAGGAGCACAGATCGCATTAGGCGGATTAAAATATATGATGTGGACTTCATCAATACTTACATTATTAAGTGGTCTTTATGCTTTACTTAATGTTACCGAAGATCCCGAAGAACAATACGAGGGATTATTTAAGCATTTCAATAAACTCATTCCCGGATTAGGAGACGCATTATATAAAGGTGTAGCTTCAATAACATTCAAAGTTGATTTGAGCGCAATGTTCGGACAGACAGCTCCACTTGAAGAACCATTTACAAAAGATGCAGTACAACTTATCGGAGGCGCACCCGCATCAGCCATTGAAGATATTATCGGAGGAAGATTGCCGAGAGGAGTAAGAGGATTTCAGCAGGTAGAAAAATATGAAAAAGAAGGGGTGAAGTTAGGCAGCAGAAAATTGATTCCTTCAGAAAAAGATTATAAAGAGATGGATAGTTCAGAAAAGAAAAAATCAAGACCTCCAGTCACCGAAGAAGAAAAGATAAAACGTAAACTTGGTTTTACTCCGTTAAGAATATCGGACGCATACCAGGAAGAAAATAACAGACAATTTAAGTCAGGTCAATACACGGACATAATAAGAAATAAAGTTACAGACAAAATTATTCCAATGATCGAGACAGGCAGGGGGAAAGAAGCGAGAGAGGAGTTCAAAAAATTATTTGAAGAAATGAAAGCAGATAATATTCTAACGAAGGGACAACTTGAATCAGTTAAGACCACAAATAATTTTATTTCTCAGATAGTTTTGACACGACTTCAGCAAGAAGAAAGAGATTTCATAAAAGGCTGGAAGAACGGACGTAGCAACTCCCGTACCAGAAAAGGAGAGGAAAGAGAGACCAGAACAAGAGAAAGCGAAACAAGATAGAAAAATATTTTCATCCTCATAAAATCCACAAAAACAACAGCTTGCAGATACGGCACAACCTTTGTAATAGACACATCTGAAAATAATTTTTACAAACCACTTGCAAGTGAACAGAAAAACACTATGTTTGTACACAACGATTAGAAAACTTATTTAAGAATAGAAATCAAGGAGATAGATAGATGAAAACGATTCAGGATTTAATTAAAAGTTTAGATGGCATCGTAGGCAAAACTCAAATTATCCTCGACATCCGATTAGGCAATCATAATTTAGTAGCAAAGAAATTTGCGAACAGCTATGCGATAGAAGATGATGTTGCAAAGAAATATATCATCACCAGAAAAAAACTTCACGCCGAAAAAGAATTAAAGAAAAAGAATTTACTCAAACAAAAATAGAATTATGGAAAAAGTATTTACCGAAATAGAAAAAAAGATATTGTCTAATTGGTTCTCCGGGACAATATCAGAGAGAGAAACAATTCTTAAACTCTTAGGTGAATTTGAGGATAGGAATAAGTGTTTGATTGCTTTCTTGAAAGAAGCGGTGGACAACTATATAGCCAACGAATTTACGAATTACATAAAATCTATTGATATTGATTTATACAATAGCTTTATATACGATGCAACAACAGGCGGATATTATTTGGGAGATAGACAGCCCGATTTTGATGAAGATTATAAGAAGGTAAGAGTGACATCAGACAAGAGTATTAAAAGAATAGCTAAACTATACAATTCATTAGTTACAGAAAAAATCGATTCGTTATTTATACAATTCAAAGAGAAGCGTATATAAAATGAACCAACGAGAGAAATATCATAAAGCATTGAAAAAAAGTTTAGAACATATTGCTGACCCTAACTTCCGAAGGATGGAGAAACAAGGGGCAGAGTATTTTACAGAATTGCTTAGTAAGGCTCATAAAGACATAGAGATAAAAGATGGAAAACCACTTGGGTCAATAAGATATAAAAGAGTACCAAAATGAAATTAGTACGTTGGAAATTTGAATTAGATCAAACTGATGGGCATAATGATTATCTGATATATTCGGGCAAAAGCTATATTGGCTTAATTTGCGGAGAAGTAAAATACCAACTTGTTTTGGGAGGGCGTAGCATAGGAACTACCGATAAATTATGGAAAGCAAAAATAAAATTTATATGCAAATACTATTTGACAAGATTATTAGGCGTATGACCATCAAAAAGAAATGAGTTGGTTTTCTTACAAATATAAAATTTATTCAGAATTTTTTGAATCCAAAGGGAAGAAAAGGAAAATAATGTTCCGTTTATTATTTCCACGCTTCTATTCAATTTATAAACAGTTACAGTAAATACAGGAGAAAGAAATGAGCGCACCATACATAAGTGAAAGAACAAAAACAATGAGCCATTGTTGTGGAGCACCGATAATGGATGATTCAGATATTTGCACGGAATGTAAAGAACATTGTGAGGGAGAGGAAGTTTGTCCTGAATGCAATGGCTCCGGTAGAGTAGATGAAATAGATGAGAGCAGAATCAATTCACACACAATTGATATCCCTTACAAAAAAGTTAGTTGTGAAAAATGCAAAGGTGAAGGAACATTAATAGTTGAGATAGATTTATAGTATTTACAGAAACAAGAAAGAAACAGTAATGCCAGTCCTAACATTTGAAGAAGAAAATCACATCTATAAATTAGATGGCGTAAACATTCCTTCCGTAACTCAGATTACAAAGGAAGCCGGATTAATGGATTTATCTTTCGTTAAGAAAGAACTTTTAGAATACAAGGCTGATCTTGGAAAGAAGATTCACTCGACTACCGAACTATACGACAACAACAATCTTGATCTTGAATCACTTCATCCGGTACTAAAGGGATATTTGAACGGATGGATAAAATTCAGAACCGAAAGCAAGTTCATACCTATATTAATAGAGTATAGAAGATTTCACCCTCTTTACAGGTATGCCGGAAGGATTGACAGAATAGGAACGATAGAGAATGTACTTGCAGAATTGGATTTGAAATCGGGAGTGCATCATCATTCATACGCAATACAATCAGCCGGGTACACCGAACTCTATAATTATGGTAAACCAAAGAACGAACAAGTAAAGAAACGATTCACTCTTTATCTAAAAGAAGATGGAACGTACAGCCTCCAGGAACATAAAAATCCAAACGATAAGACAGTGTTCTTATCAGCACTAACGGTAACAAATTATTTAAGATCACATTAAAAAAGGAGATTTAAGATGCAAGACGGAAACGTAAATTTAACCATTAGCAAAGAGATAGTTACCCCGATTGTAGATGCTAAGATTAAAGAAGCTATACTTGCTGCGCTTGGGGGGACTGATAATTTAGTGAAAATTGTCACTGACAAAATAATTAACCAAAAAGTTGACGCCAAAGGCAATGTGTCATCTTACAGTAGTGAAAATAAATTTAGTTGGCTTGATATTATGGTGACAACCCAAATAGAGACGGCTGTTAGAGAAGAATTAAAGATACAAATTGCCAATTCCTCAAGCGTTATCAAAGAGGCACTTATTAACCAATTAAGGACTAAAAAAGGTTCAAGTATGGTCGCATCAGCCTTACTCGCTGGATTAGATAAGTCTTTTGAATCTAGTTGGAGATCAAATATAGAAATTAAAATAACTCCGTTAACAAATAATTAAAAGAAGGAACGCAAAATGACAACAAAGAAAGACACCGCCGGAAACATTTCGGTAAACATCAACACAGTAGAGGAACAAAAAAAGACAAGTGATGTTCCCGCCCTGTTAAAGAAAGCCGAACTAACAATCTCTAATCAGGCAGAGTATGAAACCGCAGCAACAGTATTGAGCGAAGTTAAAAACCGCTACAAAGAACTTGACACACAGCGTAAGGAAATAACCAAACCTATCGATGATGCCAAGACAAGGATAATGGATCTATTCAAACCTCCATTAGAACTTCTAAAGAAAGCAGAAAACAAGATCAAAGACTTGATGGATGCTTACAGAGAAGAACAGGAACGAAAAGCTGAGGAAGAACGCAAACGCCTACAAAAGTTAGCAGATCAGGAAACGGAGAGGCAAAAGAAAATTCTTGATGAGAAAATTGCAAGGGCGAACGCATCAGGGAAAACAGAAAAAGTAGAAGAACTCCAGATGCAGAAAGAAACCATTGTTCCGATAGTCCCGGTAGTTGCACCAAAGATAGAAACCCCGAAAGGAATCTCATACAAAGATCAATGGACAGCCGAAGTTGTTGATTTCGGATTACTACCAAACGAATATAAGGTAGCCAATCAACAAACATTAGATAAAGTTGCTCAAGCGACAAAAGGAAGCATCACAATACCAGGAGTAGTATTTCACTCTAAAAAAATTGTAGCATCAAGAAGCTAACAAATACAGGAAAGAAGAATTATTAAAATGGCAGTAACAAAAAAGAAACCAAGAAGCAAGCCGATTGTTAAAGGAAAACAATCATCAATTGAAAAACTGATAGCACAGGCAATAAATAAAAAAGCCTTTGATGCAATTGACATGATAGTTGGTTACGATAGAGAACTCAGAGCGGAGAAAGCTAAGAGATCATACTTCACGGCAATGAGAACCTTCCAGAACGAAGTGCCTGATTTACCAAAGGTTCAGGAAGCGACTGATAAAAACGGAAGACATTACAAATTTTGTCCCCTTCCTCTTATAGTAGTGAAGATTCAGCCCTTCATTTATAAACTAAATTTCATTTACAGATGGGATTTTAAGGCAATTGGCGAAAAGATTGAATGTACTTGCATCAATACCCACATTGACGGACACTCGGAAACAGCAAGTATGACGGCGGACAGGGATGATTCTGAAAGTATGAACAACCTCCAAAGTATTGGCAGTACCAACACCTATTTACAGAGGCGTACATTAATTGCTGTTCTTGGACTAACTACGGCTGAGGAAGATAATGACGGAGCGACAGCAAACACTTCAACAAAAACAACCTCCGCTATTCCAGATCCTCAAGCAATCTCTAAAGAGAGAGAAGCATTAGAGGCAATGGCAATAGAAGAACTTGTTCTTAAAGTAGAAACGGATATTCTTGATAAGTCTCTCAAGGAGAAATTCAAAGATAGATTTGAGAACGGAAAAGTTATATTCACCGCAAAGGAACAAGGTGAGGTCAAGAAACTTATTATAGACATAATCCTTGAGAAGAAATAATGAATAAACAATTAGCGGACTTTGCACGAGAAGAACTAAAAAAAGGGTTAGCGCAATTACCTGAATCTAACCAATTAATGTTTAGGCGTATGTATTCTCATAAAAATTTGGATGCTGATATTAATGAAGTTGTCGATAAAATGCCGAATGATAAATTGGATTGGGCAATGCAACAAGTAGAGAGTTCGTTAGCCACAATTAAAAACAATCCTTGAGAAGAAATAATGGAAATAAGTTTAAGAGATTATTTTGCCGGACACGTAGTACAAGGACTAATGGCGAATGAATTTGAAACCCTTGATTTGTTCAAGGGGGTGAAGGAAAAAAAAGAGAAAGAACTCAAACAACTTGCATCCGTAGTATATAAGATTGCGGATGCACTAATAGAAGAAAGGAACAAAAGCAATGATAAACTCAATTAAAACGGCATACAGAATAAACGTTGATAAGCGAGGGAAGATCACTACTGGAATAAAGAAAAAAAATGATAAGGGCGTGGAATATCCATCAACAACAGATTACTTTGTTATAGATGAATTTCCCGAACTTAAAGCTATTTATGGAGAGAAGCCCAAAAAGCTGATGTTAGTTTTTCCACAAAACGAAATTTCAAGTTTCCTTCAAATCGATAAAGTGTTATACGGTTCCAATAATGCAATGATTCGCAAATGTGATGAGATAGAGTGCATACATAGAATTGATGAAGAATTAGATCACGTTGGAATAATTGACGTAGATGGAAGTTTGAAAGAAACAGAACCTTTCAAAAAGAAATATGTAGCTGGAGAAATATCCGAATGTTGTTGTAAGACAATGCCATCGATGATTACAAAGAATGGAAAAGAAGTTAAGAATCCGAAACTATGTAATTGTGCAATGTATATGAAAGCGCACATTGTTGATTACAAAACAAAAAAGATTGTTTCTCCAGTCTGCTATTTGTTTTATTCCGGAAGTATCAATACCGCAGCAAATATTTATAGCGAGTTGGATAAAATAAAAACGATCACAAATGGAAGGCTCGCAAATATTCCTTTTGGACTTTCTCTTGATATGGTTGGCGGAAAAATGGATGCAAAGAGAAAATATCCAATCTGGAACATCCAGGTATTGGGAACAATGGAGCAGCTTGAAAAAGCCACAAACTCTTTCCTTTATGGATATAGAGATATGTTACAAATCGGTGAGGGTGAAGACGAAGGAATAGATGATTCAAAGTCATTGCCGGAACACCCCCCAATTCAGGAAGACGATCTTATATTAAAGAAAATCCAGAACGCCAAAACCAAAGCGGAGCTGAATGATATCTTTGGAAAGTTAGGAGAGGAAGAACAAGGGAAATACATTACGGCAATACAGGATAGAGAACAGGAGATAGCAAATCCGGAAAGTGGATTGTTCGGAAAAGACGAAAACTAAAAGGAGATAACTATGGAACAAACCAAAGTAGAGAGATTGGTCGTTAAGCAAGCATTAAAAATTGATGACTTAAAAAAAAGGTTGCGCCATTCTGAAAAACTAATAAAGACGGTTTTACTAAAAATAACCTGTATAGGCGCACCACTTAATGACAATATGCTTCATTATAGCAAAGAGCAACTAAAAATATTTATTGAAATCCAAGAGATTTTATCAGCTTAAAACTAATCTGCAATAAGCAGACAATTAAAAATAAACGTATAGGAGTTATGTATGCCTAAGAAAACACCGGAGAAAAAACCAAAGAAGAAATCGGATAAACCCAAATCTTCTTCTGCCTCCAAATCGCCCGAACTTCCTGAAGGTACAATGACACATCTTCAGGTAATTAACGTTGAGAGAAAACTCACACAAAAAGAAGTTGCGGAATGCGGAACAAATCTTGCAACACAGGAATTGCAGTTGGACCAGGTTCGTAAAGAAAAGAAGGAAGCCAATAGGGAATTTGATAACACTATCAAAGATCACCTGAAAAACATTATGCAATTTTCACACGCAATTGATACAGGCATTCTGGTAGAAAACATTGAGTGTGATGTTGTGATTAACAGGGAAAAGGAAACAAAGTATTGTTATCCTAAAGACGGTTCAGAAATGATTACTTTGAAAATGACACCCGAAGACTTTGATCTTCTTTCTTAATGGACGAGACATTAGAAATAGTTAAACAATCCATTCGAGGACTTGCCGGAGTTTGTGACTTCGCAAGTTCTCAGGATGGTATGGGATTCAGTAAGACCGATACAAGTTTCGGTCATTCACTTGCTAAACAAGAAAATTGGAGTACAAAGCAAACGAAAGCTGCCTGTTCGCTTGTAATAAAATATCAAGGACAGCTCCCAAACGTTGATATAAATAAAATTCAGGAACTAATGAAAACACTTGATGAAACAATTCAGAAAGAAGAAGCGAATAAAAAAGCACAAATGAAAGTTTCACTTCTTACGGATAGAGAAGGTAATAAAAGTATTGCGATTACATTTCCTTATAATCCCGATACAGTTGAGAAAATAAAAACATTTGAAGGAAGAAAATGGGATTCAACTAATAGACGTTGGGAAGTACCATTGCTTAATTTACCAAGAATAAAAACGATGTTTCCAACAGCCGAACTTTCAGAGGGGATAAAAGAACTTGAGAGCATTCAAGATCAAAAAGAAAAAATGATGTTAGAGGATTTCAAAGAGATATCCGCTACTATTGATCTAACAAAACCATTACCTAACGGATTAACGCCTTTCGATCATCAGAGAAAAGGGATATTGAGGATGGTAAAATATCTCAGACAGATCCTCGCCGATGATATGGGATTGGGTAAAACACTTCAATCTTTAGTTGCTGCAAAGATTCTTTCTGAATATAATAATTGGTTAATAGTAATAATCGCACCCGCCTCATTACTTGAACGCCCCTGGAATAGAGACGCTAAAGCTCTTAAAATATCCAAACAAAAATATTCAATTCATTCTTGGGGTAAAATACCCGCTCCTCCGCCAAAAGAGTTTATATTGATTGCGGATGAAGCGCACTATGCACAGGCGGGGACAAAAACTTTAAGAGGAAAGGGTTTTCTAAAATTAGCAGAAAGCGAAAACTGTAAAGCCTGTTTTCCTTTGACCGGAACGCCAATTAAGAACGGCAGACCGATAAACATATATCCATTACTTAAAGCAGTAAGACACGAATTAGGAAAAGACAGCCGATATTTTCAATTAAGATTTTGTAATGCACACATCCGGGAGTTCGGAAAGAAAAATAAAAGAAAATTTTGGGATGTTACTGGTTCATCGCACCTTGAGGAACTTCACGAAAAGATTAAAGATATAATGATACGCCGGATAAAGAAAGAGTGTTTAGACCTTCCTGAAAAGCTCAGAGTATTGAGGGAGGCGGAATTATCTACTGAATCAATAAAACTTTACAATGAAACCCTAAACAATCTGAGAGCGACATATCAGAAAAGATTGGAAAGCGGAGAAATAAAAGAGGGCGGGGAAGCGTTGGTTATGTTGGGTCAATTGGCACACGCCGGAGCATTGGGTAAAATTGAAACGGCGTATGAATTAGCTTCAGAAGTTGTTGAGGAAGGAAACCAGGTCGTCATATTTTCTACTTTTGTGGAACCGCTTAAAACATTACGAGATAAATTTGAAAAGGATGGTATTCCAACATCACTATTAATAGGAGATACAAAAGATCGGGAAAAACTTGTTGATGATTCTCTAAAAGGGAAAAGCAGAGTATTCCTGTTAAGTATGGCTGGAGGGTTGGGTATTGATCTTTATACATCAACCACAATCATCTTGATAAATCGCCCCTGGACACCGGGGGATGTTCTTCAGATTGAAGATCGTCTTCACAGAATAGGACAAAAGAATCCTGTAACTTCTATCTGGTTACAATATGGAGAAGTGGATGAACACGTTGATGCAATACTTGAATCAAAGAACCAAAACATTTCTCAGGTACTTCAAAGCGGAAGCAAGGGAGATGATATAATTACATTTGCAAAGAAATATTTTAAGGGAAAATAAAATGTCAACTACTACAAAAGCACAAAGAGAGATTTATGATAAAATCGATCAAGAAGAAATGAAAAAAATAAACATTGATAAAGTTGTCGCAGCAAGGGCTATGGTATCATTTGTTGGTTGGCGATTTGTTGATTGGGATGAAGATGGCAATTTCATAGTTGGTGATATGAAAAAAAATGAGGTTATTGAATTCAAAAAGTTTTGGCGAGAAATAGGTGCAGAAGTTTATTCTAAATGGCTATGGAAGCATAAGTT